TAGCATACTGGCCAGAAATATGTAATCGGGTACATGTCATAAAGAAACCGTCAATGAAAATGTGACGAGAAGTTTCTTTACGACTCAAATACTGTGCTCTCAAGCACCATTCTACGATTTTCTCTTGAAGAGTATCGTCATCTGTGTACTGAGAAGCACGTCGAGCAGTTTGAATTTCACCTTTTACTATAGCCTGTTGCGTAGCATCTAATGAAGTTTTGTCCATTCCTCTACGGTCTTCGACTTTAATATTGACTGAACCATCTGACACCGAGGCCAAATGGTCCATACTCAAATCAGCGTCTAAACTATAAAAGTTGGACATATAGGGAAAACTAGGAATGTTTTCACCAATAAATGCATTCAATTTTCCATAAACCATTTTCTGAAATAGTACAAAATGTAGTGGAGCCACATAAAAAATTCTGGTACGGTTTTCTTGGAATTTGACAATAGGCAATAATTCATCTTTTTCAGCTGCACCAATAATCAGCGGAGAAATATGTCCACCAGAAACTTCATCGTACAAAACATCCATCGCTTTAGACAAAACATGGCTTATAGTTACAACGCCAGAAGAATCCACTTTAACGTGGTCTCGTTTCTTTCCAACAAATCCATAGCCAGCAGAAGTAGATAAATCCATAGGAGGAATTTTGACACCAGTAACAGTACATTCGTATCCTAGTATAGCCTCTTGAAGAGTCAAACTAGTGAATAATTCAGGAAATACAACTGTTGGTTCAAAACACATAGAAATCAAATCAGAAACTTTCTGAAGTAGAACTTTGTTCATAGTGAGACAAGGAACATCCCACTTTTTCATTTGATTTACCATATGATGCGTACCTTCAAATTCATTTGGACGCAGTCTACTTGGAACACGATCTACTGGAAAGTACAATCCACAAACTTCTGTAGGTATAAGATGCGAACGTTTCCATGGTGGTGGAGTATCTTCACCATAAAATTTCAAATGCTTAAAAGAAGTAGGCTTACTGTCCACTGAAAAATGTGCTTCAGCTTTAATTGTAACTTCTTCATCTACATCTGGAAGTGGATCAATAGTATGAAGACTCGAAAGTTTTGTAAAATCATCTTCCAACGATTGCTTTAAAGAAGAAAGCAATTCTTGAGTTATGATAGTACC